CTTCAATGGAAACCTTGATGCTACTTATAAAATCTTCAATATTCATAGCATCTTTACAATCAACATTAAGAAATGTGTTAAGATTGAATGTTTGATTGTTATTATTTTGTATGGTAGGTTTATTTGCCAGTTCAATCATAAGTTTATTTTGCTCTGTTTGAATTTTGTTTTGCTCCGCTTGTTGTTTATTTTGCTCCGCTTGCTGTTTATTTTGTTCTGCTTGGTGAACTAACATTTGTTTTAATATACATTCCATTTTTTCACTTGTGCTTTGTTCGGTCAATTGCTCCATAAGTTTTTCCATTATATAATTAGAGTTGTTTGTAGTAATGGTGTCTTCTGGTTGATATATTGTTAATTCTGTGGAGGTACAATTTTTTTTATGACGATGTAAGTTCTGTCGTTTAGTATATTTTTTACCACAATTACATGTGTAATCCTTTTGTAATCCTTTTTGTAATCCTTTGTAATCATTTGTAATCATTTCTTTTTCTGGTGTGGTATTTTTACATATTTCACAACCCTTTTTATGACGATGTAAGTTCTGTCGTTTAGTATATTTTTTTCCACATTCACATTTGTAATCATTATGTAATCCTTTTTGTAATCCTTTTTGTAATCCTTTGTAATCATTGTGTTTATTGGTCTTACAATGTTGTTTCCAGTGTTGTTTTTTAGAGCATTTGTAGTTACATTTTTCACAATGATAAAATGTCACTATTTTTTCACTATTTTCACTTTTTTTCATTTCACTATATAGTATTGCTAAAGAAAATAATTTTAAATTAAAATTGGAAAATTACAATAAAAAAAACTTATGCAGTCAAAAATGATTACAACTAAATAAAATGACTGCATAAGAAAAAAAATAAAATGACAAAAAATAAAATGAGAAAGTGTTTGAAAACACAAAATGGACATTTCTAAAATGTCCATTTTGGATAATTGAGGGAATGGCAATTATAAAAAAGGTATTTAATTATACCTCTTGTTTTAATATTATAATATTATATACATGAAATATATTCATTTACCTACATTTATAATTAGTTTAGCAATAGGTTTTTTATTTGTTTATTTGAACAATCCACATAAGAAACCAATATATGTGTATCCTACTCCTGATAATGTTGACAAAGTTCAATACGTAGATAATGCCGATAATTGTTATAATTTCAAATCAACAGAAATTAATTGTCCGTCAGATAAAAATAAAATCACTAATTATAACGTTCAATAATTTTTATATTGTAATAAATTTTGTTTAGTTATATATAATGAACTTCAGTAAATTAATTAATAGTGTTATTGCAAAATACATTTTATCTATATTATTTGGTCTAGGTTTAGCATCATTATTTAGAAAAGTTTGTTCTGAAAGATCTTGTTTATCATTTAAAGGTGCGAAATTAAGCGATATTGATAGGAAGGTTTTTCAGTTTAATAATAAATGTTATTCTTTTGAAAGCGCAACAAGTAGTTGTGATACTAAAAAAAAACAGGTTCATTTTGCGTAATACATATAATCTATCTATCTAATAAATATATTATATGACGGATTCAACAAATATATGCGATTTACCGACAAATAATCAACCAAATGTAACGTTAGAAACTACTGATAATACGGTTCAATCCGCAATGCGACCTAATGTGTCTGGAAATACACAATCCCCTGTACAGTTGTCAAGTACAGACATTAATAAAATAGTAGAGGGTATCCAGTCAGCAAGTGCTAATAATATGACAGCATTACCATCACGAGATATACCAATGGGTCAAAATAATATTACAAATGATCCCCAGGTTCAACCAAATTTTGTTCCAAAAACCGAGGGAGGATATATAGAAAAAATACAGGATGAACAATCATTGATGTATAAGCAACAGCAACGACAACAAAATGATTATAATCGATTAGATTCATTATATGATGAATTACAAACTCCAATTTTGATTTGTATAATATTTTTCTTATTTCAACTTCCAATAATTAATAAAAAAATGTATTCCTTTTTACCTTCTCTCTTCATTAAAGATGGAACAATGTCAATCGGAGGATATATTTTTAAAACTATATTATTTGGTGTAGTATATTATGTATTATATAAGACAATGAACCAGATTAGTTCAATTTAATAATTGGTATGTTCATCATAGTTGAAAATATGTGCACCAAGTCATCATTATGATAATTATCAATATATTTAATGACATTAATTCCTGTAGCACATATTAAACGCATACAAATAACACAAGGAAAATGTGTTATATATATTGTACTACCATTACAACTAACTCCTCGTTTTGCACAATCAGCAATTGCATTTTGTTCTGCATGTATAGTTGCTTGTTCATGATTATCACGAACTATGGATGTATGTGGGCATCCTGGTAAAAATCCATTGTATCCTTGACTAACTATGCGGTTATTTTTGACGATAATACATCCTACTTGAAGACGTTCACAAGGAGAACGTTCTTTTGTTGCTATGGTTATTTGTTTAAAATAATCATCCCATGAAGGTCTTGATATATTTGTATTTGACATTATATACAAATACAAATATAACATTTAATATTATTTACATAAAGTTTTCTATACTACCTAAAAAAATCTATCACCACAATAACATTCTCCTTGCATTCCAGGTATTAATTTTCCAATCGTTCCATCGGCACATTGACATACACTTGGTCCAAATGCTGAAATCGGTGTTTGAACACAGAATTCTTTAGTATATCCTGATTTTCTACATTCCGTAAAGTTTGTGAATGTTTCTTTGATGTTGGAATAAAACATATTAATTGTAATTCCTAACAATACAAAAAAACTTATACAAAGAAAATATTTATTCATTATATACTATATTTTGATAAATTTTCAAAAATGTTGTAAATATAATTATATTAACACGGAGAGAATAAAGTCTAAATAAAATAATTAATACGTTTACCATCTAATGCTCCTGCGTATGTTCCAAATACTAATCGCATAACTATTAGTGTTAAAATACCCACTAAGGTTGAAAAAACCATAGTTACTAATACTTTATGATATTCTTGAGGTAAATATGGTTTAAATTTTGCTTCATCTAACTTGCGTCTTGTTTCTATTGTTAATGCAGCAATAATACCTACAATAATTGAATTTATAAAAAATGCTTTCATAATGGTTGTTCCCCTAAATTCTATTAATCCACGAAACATATATATATATATATATATATATACAAAATATATTGGTATATCTCTATGTAATTCTAAAATGACATTATCATACCAGATACAATCGTCATGTAGTAAAACATATTATTGTGCTAGTTATGAAAATGGATATATTACATATTATGTGCCTCCATGCTTTTGGTAGTTTATTTTTTCGTGTTATATTTTTATGTTTGTTATACTTATCTACTCAACGCATTAAACTTCTTGGGTGTCACTGAAATATCTCACAAGTTTGCACTTGGTTCTTATTTTTAGATAAATAATACTTAACTGCGGAAATTTTATAGTCTTCGCTTTTGTGTGGTGTAAGATGACAGAGTATAATTACATATTTTAAAGGCCAAGTCAAATGAAATGCGTTTTCTGGCAATAGTATTACTTTCACGATAATTAGTAAGGAATAAAGAATTATATTGTTCTCTTTTTTCTTTTATATATTTATTCATCTTAACAACTAAGTATTCTTGTTGTTTTAATGTAAGAGATTTATTAATAATGAGTGTAGCGTAGCTGCGTGCTGATAATTTTTCGGTATTATCAATAAATCTTTCTTCATCACTAACAATTTTAAATCCCAATTGGCTATTAATATTATCATCAATACATTTTAGTAAAATATTTGTGATATTTTCCTTTGTTTCTTTTGTAGCTCTTTGAACTTTATATTTTGAATCTTGATGAAGGTTATAAATTTCTCCTCCAATAGTATAATTATTTTCACAAGTCAAACTGATATTCATTTCTTTTTTTGAAGGGTAAATATATGTTTTAATATTATTATTAGCGTCAGTGTTATGTTTTATTACAAAATATATACTACATACTGCGTAAGCTGTATCATCAAACACTTTTTCTTCAAAAATATTAATAATTTTTATTGAATATTTCTCTAAAAATTTTTTTCTTAACTCAATATCTGCTTTTCTTATTGATGATAAAAAGTTTAACGGTATAATAATAATACCTCCCTGACACACATTTGTTAATATGCTAACTATAAAACATTTATATAGATCATTACATTTATATTTTTCATATAAATCTTTTTTTTTGTTTTTATTTCTTGCCAAATAAGGGGGGTTAGTTAATATAAATTTATCAGTATAATCAGGTGGATTTGTTAATGTATCTCGTTTTATTGTATCTGTAATTTTAGGGTCTATATCATAAATTTCTAACTTATAATTGGTTTTTTTTATAAATTTTAATAAATCACCATTACCAACAAAAGGTTCTATAATAGTTTTAACGTTATTTGGTATTTTCATATTTGAAAGAATATATTCATAGTTTGTTGTATAAAATTGTCCTAATTGTTTTTTACTCATAGTTGAACTTATTAAATTATTTATACATATAATTTCAAGTAGTTTTATATGTATTTATTTGAAAAATGTAAGAAATCCAAAAGTTTTTCCTTTGTTTTTCCGTTTTAGAGTTTTGTTTTTCCGTTTAGATTTAGATTTACTACCATTTTTTTGCCTTCTTGTTTTTTTGGTGAATTTTGTGGAAGATTTATTTTCAGATGGAACATAACGTAAGAACCATTCATCATATTCTTTTGATCCCCGTTTTGACTTTAACTTTTTAAACATTTGAGTTTTTTCGGCTCTCATACTTTCAATGGTAGATTGTTTTCCATAACATTTAATAGAAAATCTACGAAGAACTCCCTTTTGTGCTAAGCGATTTTTTTGTTGAACTTTAAATAAAAATTCACTCATGCATAAAATTCTATTTTTATCATAATATTTTCTATCAGCGTATAAAAAAGCTAGATAAAAACTTAGCATGGTATCAAGTGTAGCTATTCTAACATTTTTTCCACCAAAATTAATTACGTTATATGAGTGGCACGCCAAAGGTTTATAAATAAAGGCAATTGTTTCTAACCCAATTTTAATCTCGTAATGAGGAGCAATTATTTCACCAACTCCTTTTCGTTTTATGATTTTAATGTTTTTTATTCCAACATCTTTTAATCGTTCCTTTAATATTATAGCAGAAGTTTCAGGGTCTTCGCTTAAAACATCGAAATCAGGATCTTTAAAAAATTTATCACGTATTTTTTTTGGCATATATTTTGAGTATAAGTGTTTTGCAAAGGCTCCAAAAAATATAAGTCCTTGGTCAATAAACGTGTCTCGTGTTGTATAGAATATAGTATCTTCTATTCTATTGTGTTTAGTATTTGTATTATCTTTTCCAAAATATCTTTGGAAATCTATATCATCACATTTTGAACCTTTTAAGGGAAAATTTTTGTTCAATAAAGTTAATCGTTTTAATACTTTTTCCCATCTTGAAACATCACCTTTTGGACGCGATAATTCTAAATACATAGCCATACGAAGATAATTTGGTGGTGCGTAGTATATACCAGCAACAGTGATGCTATCTTTTTGAATAGCCTTATATAACACAGGTTCAACTTGTGTTATATCGGCTACAGGAATAAAATTAACAAATACTTTAAATGTTCCGTGATGAACACCTGATTTTGCTTCGACTTCAGTAAATCCATCATTATAATATATATCAGCTAATTCTTTTGCGTCCTTCAATGCCGAGGGAGAGAAAAAATCATAATCGGGCAATTCTATATCTTTATTGTAAAATTGGTCGTCTTTTGGTAATATATTATTAATTGCTGTTCCTCCATAACACACCCTTTTTTTGGAACGGAGGAATTTTTCAACAATATGAATTATTTGTTGCGTTTCTTCGCTTTGCAATAGTTTTTTACCTAATATAGCTTCTGATTTATCTATTACTTGTCTTAATATTAATAATTCACATTCTTCAAATGTTATTCCTTTATCGCACTTCATATATTATAACATAATATAAAAAATATATTATGTGATATGTAGGATAAAAATATTATTTAACAAAAACTATTTAAATTACTAAACTATTATAGTCTAATGACGGAATTTAATCCATATGATATAGAAACAAATTTTCATAATAATGACGTATGTTCTATATGCCAAGAAAACATGACGGAAGAAAATTATTACGCAATACCAGAATGTGGTCATATATTTCACACAAATTGTATAATAACTTGGTTTCGTTCATTACGACCCAATTGTCCGTTGTGCAATGATTGTGGTATAAATATTCCTATTGATAAACATGGTCAATGCGATTATTATAATACTATTAGTCTGAGAGCAAAAGGAGAAAACTTATATAAACTACGCAATTCAAAAAAATTTCCAACCTCATCCAAAATTCAAAAAATAATTGCTCGTATAACAAATATTAAACAAAAAATTGTTCAAAATAAAAAGTATGTTCGTGTATACAAAAATATCTCATTTGATACTGCGTTGGCAGAAGGACTTGATACACCAAAAAAAATACAAACTAAAAGGTATCAATTGCGTCGTAAGTCATGGTCATTATTGTGTCAATTGAGAAAACAATATAGTATATTAGGTGCTGTTCCTATAGTGCATTTAATTATACCAAGAATAGTAAATGTAAATGAATAAGTGTCAATGTATAAAATAACTTATGTAATATTTAAATTTGATGGTTAAAGTAGGGTTTAGATATTTGTCGTCTAGCATATGATAATTTTGGGTCTTGTGGTTTAGGTGGTGTCATTATTTTAGTTATATAGCGAAGGGTATTCGGTTTTAAAACAAAGGCGCCACCAGCATCATTGAAAAATTTAATATAATATTCTAAATTGGTGTCATTATTTTGGAAATTCACACATATCATTTGACATCCATATTTAATATGCAAGGCAACAGGCATATTTTTATCACTTGAACTTAAATCAGGCATAGTAATTGCCATATTTTTTTTATTTGAGTCTATTAATTCTGTGAAATTATGTGTATATTGAACATCATAATTTCTTAATTCTCTTAAAAATTGTCCTCCAGATGCAATATTAACAAACTCATTCAACGGTGTTGAAGACCATATTTCGTTTTCACGACTGCACATAATGATTACTTTACCTTGAAGTTCTTTTAATGGTATAAGTCCTAAATTTTCTCCACTATATTCGTATGCGAATTCCTTTCCTAATTTTCTATTAAGAAATGTGGTATATAAAGATTTAGTCATATCATCAAATACATGAGGTTGTTTGCTTTTAATTCTAAAATGTAAAAATAAAGGGTCATTGGGATTAGGAGCAGTTGAACCAGAAAAAGCATAGTTATTGATTTTATCCATTACTTCTGAAAATGGAAGACTATTGTAACTTCCTTTTTGGTAATAATTATTACTATCTGATACAGCAACTACAGTTTTCTCATTTACAGAGTATATTTCAAAATCTAACACTCGCGCCCCTCGTTTTATGACTTGTTTTAATGGAACATAATCGACATATGTATTTGTAAAATTACCACCGCAACAGGAATTGTAACTGGACATAATATAGTAATCTCTTAATTTATGCTGATATGTAGCATCATTTACATTGAAATTTTTAATATAAATAGGTTGCTTATCTAAGTTTGAAACCATTTTATTATCATTAGATGTTTTTAAAACGTCCTTTTTATATATCCATATTCCGATTACTATACATATTAAACAACTGATTGCTCCCCATATATATATATAAGTATTTGTATACATTAGTTTCATTTTACTGGCAATATTATGTAATTTGTTCATGTTAGGTTTTAGTTTGTCCATATATTATACATAAATAATATATTTTTAGTAATAAGTATATTTTATAAGAAATTAATTAATATTTAAAAGTATTATATGTAAAAATAATATACGTATAAAGTAATATGGCAGGTGGATTATTGAATTTAGTTGCGTCTGGACCAGGGAGTATTATATTATATGGCAATCCTCAAAAAACATTCTTTAAAGCAGTGTATAAAAGGATTACTAATTTTGGTATGCAGAAATTTAGAATAGATTGTGAAGGTACGAAAGAATTAAGTTTAACAGAAGAAAGAATATTGGACTTTAAGATACCTCGTTATGCCGATTTGTTAGGCGACACATATGTTGTAGTAACATTACCAGATGTGTGGAGTCCTTTATTAGTTGATCCAAGTGGAGATTATGCCGAAACAGGTTTTAAATGGATTGAAGAACTTGGATCTAATATGTTAAAAGAAGTTGTAGTATATTCAGGCGGAATGACATTGGCCAGATATACAGGAGAGTATTTTGCCAATGTAGTACAGCGTGATTATTCGAATGTAAAAAAAGATTTATGGAATAGAATGACCGGAAATGTTGTAGAATTAAATGACCCAGCAAATGCTTTTACTAATTTAAATCAATATCCAAGTGTGTTTTGGCTTGGGACGAACAATATAGAACCTTCTATACGAGGTCGTAAATTATATATTCCATTAGATTCATGGTTTAGTAGATCTTCTAAAATGGCCTTCCCTTTAATATCAATGCAATATAACGAATTACATATATCATTAAGGTTTCGACCAATTAAAGAATTATATGTTATTAGAGATGTAAATGATATACCAAATGATTATCCATATATTGCACCAAATTTAAATGAATCAAACCAACAATTATATAAGTATTTAAATCCTCCAAGTGACACAAGTGGTAATGATATGTATCCAATTAAAACATATAATTGGAGTCCTGATATACATTTATTATCTAATTATTACTTTTTAAGTAATGAAGAACAACGGGAATTTGCCAAGAAAGAACAAAAATATTTAATTAAGGACGTGTACCCAATTTCATTTTATAACGTAACTGGTTCAACCAGTGTGAATTTAGAATCACGAGGATTGGTTGCGGATTATCTGTTTAGGTTTAGACGAAGTGATGCCTTTATGAGAAATGAATGGTCTAATTATACTAATTGGCCTTACAAAAATAGACCATTTGGTATAACTGATGTAGGATCTCCAGATCCAGCTGAATTTTTAATTACTGGAAATTATCATGAAGAAAATTTAAAGCAAATATTATTGGATATGGCAATATTATTAGATGGGAAATATAGAGAGAATGTATTAGAGCGAGGTGTATATAATTATGTTGAAAAATACATACGAACTGAAGGAGGTGCTAAAAACGGATTATATTGTTATAATTTCTGTTTAAATACAGATCCATTTACATATCAACCAACAGGCGCTATGAATATGGATAAATTTGAAAATGTGTGGTTTCAATTTAATACTTTACAACCACCTCCTAATTTAGATACATCTCATATAGTTTCATTTTGTGATGGGTCTGGAAATATAATTGGAACTCGTAAAAATTTATGGAGTTTAAATGAATACAATTATGATTTACAAGTGTATGAAGAGAGATATAATGTGGTTATATTCACATCTGGAACATGTGGATTAATGTTCGCTAGATAGTGTGAGATAATATATGATTTTATACAATATATTATCTTATATTTTACCTTACTGGACTAAACTAGTGTTTAGTTGTTGATTAACGATAACAAATGTAGTACATTTAGGTATATGTTTGATACATTTTGCATTTATATATGTACAACTACTTCGCAACCCACCAAGATAATCCAAAATGGTTTTTTCAATAGGACCTTTATATGCTACTTTAATAACACGTCCTTCTGATGAACGATATTTAGACATTTTTCCATAATGAGTATTCATAGCTAATTCAGAACTCATACCATAAAATAATTTAAACTGTTTTCCGTTTTCTTCAATTAAGTCTCCTGGATTTTCATCGTGTCCGGCAAATATTCCACCACACATTACAAAATCCGCGCCTCCTCCAAATGCTTTTGCCATATCACCAGGACATGTAATTCCCCCATCACCTATAATATATCCACCAACCCCATGTGCCGCATCAGCACATTCTATAATTGCTGATAATTGAGGTAATCCAACACCAGTTTTTTTTCGTGTTAAACAAGCACTTCCTGGACCAATTCCAACCTTTACAATATCTACACCACCATTTATAATTAATTCTTCTACCATTTCCCGGGTTGCTACATTTCCAGCAACAATTATTTTATCTGGAAATGTATTTCTTACTTTTTTACAAAAATGAACGAACCTTTCCATATATCCATTAGCGACATCTATACAAATCCATTTACAATCTGTAACTTGCATTATAGAACATAGTGTATTGAAATTATCGTCTGATATACCTGTAGATACCATAAACATATCAGGATTGGATGATATATCAATATAATCATCTTTTGTATAAAATTTATTCATAGCAGTTAGCATATTATATTTGCATAACTTGGAATGAATATTGAATGTTCCGGTAGTATCCATATTTGCAGCTATAATAGGAATACCAGTCCATGTTTGTTTAGAGTTAATGAATTTAAATGTTCGGTGTAAATCAACTTCATTTCTACTTGACATAGTGGTTCTTTTTGGTCTAATTAGAACATTGTTAAAATCTAATTTTAAGTCTGTTTCTATTTTCATATTAAATAATAATTTATATTATCTTTATTATATTTTATCAAGAACAATAAATTATCAAGAACAATAAATTATCAAGAACAATAAATTATCAAGAACAATAAATTATCAAGAACAATAAATTATCAAGAACAATAAATTATCAAGAACAATAAATTATCAAGAACAATAAATTATATTATATATTATTATTTTCATTATAATATATAAGATGGTAGCAACTTTAGCGTCAAAAAAAAAAGAAAAAGATGAGAATAAACAATCAACAAACAAAACTAATAATTTTGGAAAATTTTTTTTAACATTATTTTATCATTTGTTATATATTTGCATAGTTATATTTTTCGGTTCAAATTTCAAATTTGCAATTGATAATTATGGATTATCATCAAATAGTTATAGTTCAACTCCATCCGTTAACGGAAAATCGCCTATTAACGGACGGTTGCCTTTTAAAGATCCTTTACCAACCAATATTGAGAAAGAACCTTATAAACAAACAGGTAATAAAAAACCAAGTTTATTTTATAGAAAATCTACAGGAAACGGTATATTTGATGATATACGTAATTGGTCTTCAAAAACATTAATATATTCATGGTCTACATCGCGTTCTTTTATAAAAAGTGTTTTAGATTCTTTAAAACCGGATGCAACTGATAAATCATTTGTTGCTAAAATGTATGAATTCGGGTTGATATTTTTAGGATTTTGGGGTATTATGATAGGAGCATTTTTATTGTTTATTATTGGATCGTTACTACCTATAATAGGCGGTATTAATAGTGTAGCCGGAACATGTAGTAATGACAATAGTGGATGGGTAACCAGTTTGATGGCTAAATTCTCTAAAAAACCAAAAAAATTCTGTAGAGAAGGTTGGATTGGATTATTCATATCTATTTTCTTAAAAATAGTTGCGTTTTTTACATCACTATATGTATTTACTCCTGTTGTAGGATCTTTACAATCCTTATATTTTATATGGAAGATTGCATTTACTCCAATATTTAATAGTCCTGGTGGATATTATAAAGGTATTTTACAAAAATACAAGCATTTCATATTTGTGTTGTTTTTAGTAAGTATATTATCTTCGGCGTGGGCATCACTTAATAATCTCACAGCAACAGGTATTACAATAGGTGCTGTATTAAGTGCTATGAAATGGTTATATTCTACATATGGATAAATACACCTTTATTTATTGATAAATATATTATATAAATTATATGTAAATTATATGTAAATTATATGTAAATTATAATGGCAATAGTGTAAATAATGCCCCCTAATACATAACTGAAGATTATAACATTGAATTTGTTGTAATAAATACTCGTAAATATATCTAAAAATATAGTATTATATTTAGATATATGGGTAATAAAAAAAATAGGGGAAGAAATAGAAAAAAACAGCAAAAAAAGAAACAACAAGATAATAAACCATTTGTAAGTATATGTACTCCAACATTTAATAGGCGTCCATTTATATTGCATACTATTAAATGTTATTTACACCAAGATTATCCACGTGATAAATTAGAATGGATTATAATTGACGATGGTACAGATTTAATTGAAGATTTAGTAAAAGATATATCAGGTGTTAAATATTTTAAATATTCGGAAAAGATGACTTTAGGAAAAAAGCGAAATCTGATGCATGCGAAAAGTAAGGGAGACATTATTGTTTATATGGATGATGATGATTATTATCCTCCTGAACGTGTATCCCACGCGGTTGATATGTTAACGAGGAATAAACAGGCATTATGTGCAGGAGCAAGTGAAATCTATATATGGTTTAAACATATTCAAAAAATGTATCAATTTGGACCTTATGGACCCAAACACGCGACCGCGGGCACATTTGCATTTAAACGTGAACTGTTATTACAAACTAGTTATGAAGAAAGTGCTTCATTAGCAGAAGAAAAACATTTTTTAAAAAATTATACAATTCCATTTGTTCAATTAGACCCTATTAAAACCATATTGGTATTCTCTCATGAACATAATACATTTGATAAACGAACATTATTAAACAATCAACACCCAAAATATGTAAAAGAATCATCAAAGACAGTAGATACATTTATTAAACAACCAGATATGAAAGAATTCTATATGGAACAAATTAGTGAATTATTAACAGATTATGAACCAGGTAAACCAAAATATAAACCAGACGTAATAAAACAAACAAAGGAGATTACAGAACGTAGACAAAAACTGCAAGCAGACGCAAACGCCAAACAGAATGGTAATATTGTATTGCAACAACCGGATGGTAAAAATGTTACATTGAATAATGTACAAATAATTCAATTATTAACACAACTACAAGAAAAGGTAAAACAAACAACAGCACTAGTGAATAAACTAACACAAAAAGACGAAGAAAATAAAAAGATTATACAACAATTACAAGACCAAATAAATACATTAACGAATGAAAAAACTAAATTATCTGAAAATCAAACAAATACTCCAATTAATAATAATCCAATCATATTACAACAATCAGATGGAACTAAAATACCACTGACAAATGTTCAAATAGTTCAATTATTAAAGCAACAGCAAAGTAAAATAAATACTCAAAATGAAACAATTACACAATTGCGAAGTTCTTATGATGATACAATATCAGTTGATGTAATTTCACCATCTAGTCAATCGTCTTATGCCTCACAAAACCAATCAAATATGGTATCTCCACCAATACCACCCCCAATCGGGTCTAACAATGTTCCTCTAATTATCGATAATTCGTGTAATACAAACCACCCAAACCATATAATATTGTAATTTGTTATACTATAATTGAAAAACCACAATTATAGTATTTTATCGAAATCTTCTTCCCGAACGTAATCTCATACTATTTACTTGGGCTCTTGAGAATTGTCTAATTACAGTTGATGTATTCT